TTTGCTGCCTGGGCTCCACTTAGTGGTGCACTGGCGGTAGCGTAGTTTCCGCCGCCGCCTCCGCCTCCACCAAGACCGAAGAGTTTGTTTAGACCACCAAACATTGAACCCATTACATCTGGGAATGCTTCACTGACGCCAGACATAATGCCTTTGAGGATGTCACCTACTGGTCCCATCAAATTCATGATGCCACCCATCAATCCTCCTCCGCCACCACCGCCAGGACTACTGCCTACTTGACCATTGTGGAGTGATGTGGACTCACCAGTATACTTAAAGTGTCCTCCGTGTGTATCACCTGGATAGTTAACATGTACCCAACCGAACTTTCCTCCGTTCTGCTTCATCCACGCTTGAGATCCTCCATGGATATCTGTCGCTTCGCCATGTAGATGGTGACTATTTTGGTCTCCGCCAACAGAATTATTTTTTGCCACAGATCTTGTGCTACTGGCCATGTCCCGGCTAGTGTTTATATGACCATATGAAGCATCCATCATCTTGGCGAACGCTGTTGCTGCTTCTTTAGAGAAGATGACTGGTCTACCCTGTCTGTCAGTTGCGCCTTCTGGTTGCCAACCAGGACCAGTATCATAGTCACCTAGGGAGTGAGCAACCCCACCACTCTGGAACCGAGGGATGGCAGAGTTCATAAGCATGTGCCCAGGACCCCACTGCCCAGGGCCAAAGACGCCTTCTCCCGGCTCAAGCATGGCAGGGATGCCACCTTTTTGGAAGCCAGCCATGGCGTTCCTGTTCATAATAAATGAACCCTCTGGGAGGTATGCAGGAACTGTATCACCTGAACCACTACCAGGTACTATGCTACCACCGGTTTGGAATCCCTCAGCGTTGTCAGATCCTGTTAGTATCTCTCTGATGAACTTGACTGGACCTCCATCCATGAGGTTCTTGATGCCGTCTAGGATGCCTCCTGTAATTTTCTTCCAGGTTGACTCTATTAGGTTACCAAGTTTCTCAGTTATTTTAATCCAGGTTGACTTGATTGTATTCCAGAAGCCATTTATCTTTGTTTTGATTAAATTATTGAAATCACTAAATGCTTTCTTGACATTCTTTTCCAGTTTATCAAGAAGACCGAACCACCACTTGGCGAACCTTACGAAGGCTTTGATCAAAGGTTTAACAACATGCTTTTCCCAGTTGGTGGTTATAAAATTGCCAACTGCTTTCCAAAACTGCTGTCCTGTATCCCACATCCAGTCCATCATTCCGTTATATAATTTTCCCAATAAATCTGTCATACCTCCGAAGAAGTCTTCCACTAACCACTTGGATGCATTATCTAGTCCCCACCTTATAAACTCTTTCCAAGGTGCGTCCTTAACAAAGAAGTCTTCTATTCCTTTTGTGAATGCTATTTTCCAGTCAGCTTGTTCTGTGAAGAACCTACCAGAGAAGAAGTGATCCCACCCTTTGTAAAACGCTTTCTTCCAGTCTGCTTCCTCCGTAAAGAAGTCTGAGATTCCCTTACGGATTGCTTTTTTCCAGTCCGCATCCTTCACAAAGAAGTCTGATACTCCTTGCCATATCTTTGCTCGATTCTTTTCACCTAGTAAACCATCCGTGCCAAAGAACCATTCGTTCAGCTTACTAAGGAGCGCCTTAGTAATCTGTCCATCATTGAACACCATATCAAGTCCACTAACGACAGCAGCACCTATACCTAGACCCTGAAGCCACCCAGGTATATCAAACCCCTTGAGTGCTCCACCTAACCAATCAAGTATACCGCCGCCGCCGCCTTTTCCACCCTTTGCCTTTCCACCAGCACCAGTCTTGGTAATCTTTTGCAGTGTCTTTTGGTCTGCCCTTTCCCTCTTAGCCTTTTGCTCGTCCTTTTTAGCTATGTCCTTCTGGTCCTTGGCAATCTTCTTTTGGATTTCCAAGAGGCCAGTAACTGACTTAGAGATACCGGCGAGACTCTTTTTGATCTCGTCGTCCCCTCCTACTATTCTGTCGGCAGCGCTAACCATTGTTTTTATTGTTATTTATGCCTGTGCTTGGGATGCTTCTCTCTGCTTCCTCTTCATCTCTTTATTTTCTAGGTAACCAGAAAGGAGTGAGGACATGACATCCAATTCCCAGGGGATGAGATCTTCCAATTCTATGACTGACCACCCGTGGTATTGTTTAAAGGCGAAGATGCGTTCATAATAATTGACAAGGTTATTATGCATCATCGCCATTAGAAAAAATCAGCCAGTCCTTCTAGCTCAATTGTAAAGTCGTCGCCCGTGTTAGGGTTAGTAAGAGTAAACGAATGCTTTAACTTAGGCATGGTGGTAAAGAAATCATTCATTTTCTTAAACTGTTCTGTTGTCAGTCCCTCCATCCACTCTAGGATTTCTCCCTCGTTTAAGTCGTTAGAGTTATATACCTCTTCGCCATCGGTTCCCACTATAATCTGACTGATACACTTAGCAATGGTGCTAGTGGTACTATCGATGTTGTTTACGTCAACTCCGTCTTGGAAGAAACTGATGTCAGGATACCTCATCTTACATGAGATTTCACTGGTGAGTTCAACTATATTACTATGTCCTTTTGTTTTCTCTACCTTGATCTTATCAATATCAATCTCATGTTCTACTGTATAGGTCTCGTCATTGGGGTCTGTAACATTGACCTTGATCTTCTCACCAGCTGACTTGGCTCGTGTCTTAAGGAACAGATACTCGACATCAAACAGGGCGAGTTCACTTACCTTAAAGTCAGCAGGACTGGTGATGCATCGCTCTAGAACATTAGAGATAGCGTTTGCAATTTCGTCCTGGTCTTGTGATTCTGATGCTAGGATAAGGATCTTCTCTTCCTTTACACTGAAAGGTTGGTACTTGATTCTCTTACCCGTTGACGGGATGGTGGTACTGTATTCTGGTCGAATATTCTTTGGGAGTGCCATAACAAATAGTTGTTTGTATTATTTATCCTCGTTATCTACCAGGTTTTGAAAGCCTGGATTGGACACTGGAGTCTTACCTGGGACATAACGGTAAGGAATATAAACTACTTGTCCGTTAGGGTAGGTATAATATCCAGGACCATTGGGTCTTCCTCCTCCGTTAGAGAAGGATGGATCGGGTTCACCAGTCATAAGAACTCCTTGCAATCTTTTTCCGTAAGGATGACGAAGTCCATCCCGCGTTCCTCACACCACTTGCGAGCGTACTTCCACTTCGCTTGGTTCGTGGCGTAAGTTTGAACCTGATTCATCCAGGACCTGGTTCGTCTCTTAGGGTTAGGAGTGGGTCCTTTGACTTGTGAGGATGGTTTTATCTCTATCATTTCTTTAATGACTTCTCCGTTGGGTGCTACTCTTTCCACTATGAAGTCGGGAAAGTACCTACACTTCATCTTCTTTACGGGGTTCCAGTACCACACGCACTTCTCTTCGCTCTGCCATGAGATTACTTGCTTGCTTAGGTCGAGCCGTTTCATATAAGCTCTCTCCCATGAAGACCTGTGGACGATATTACTTGGGTCTCCTTTATACTTCTTAGGGTTCTTTGGCTTGTAGCGACCGGTATAAGTCTTAGACATCTCCTCTAAATAAATTCATAGTAAGTATTTATGGGATGTCATATCAAAACGCCATGGCGTTGATGAGTAAGGGTGTTTCTAGACCTACCCTTTACGAAGTCAGGATGCCTAGCCTTATGGGTTTTGGTGCCCGTGATTATATTAGAATGTATTGTAAGGCAACAGCCATTCCCGCAGTTAATGCTGCAACAGCAATGGCAGCAGGGCAAGAGCATATGGGTGTCACTAGGGAGCAGCCAGTCGCTGTGGTTTATTCTAAGCCTCTGTCTCTTACCATCATTGAGCGTAGTGATTTTGTAGCATATAAATCTGTTAGAAGTTGGTTTGATCAGGTAGCAGCCAATGCTAACCCGCCATCAGGGGGTAGTTTAACTGGGCGTAGTCAGAGAATGAGATACTATGATAGCTTTGTTAAGGACATTCAGCTGGTGAAGTTAGAGCAGCCACCCAATGGTGGCACCGGGCCGAATGATTATATCCAAACTCTTAGTGTAGACTTTATCAATGCTTATCCTATTAGCATTGGTGAGGTTGCTCTTGCGTCTGATAGTTATGACTCACAGACTGAGTTCAGTGTTGACTTCACTTATGAGACTTATAATGTAAGCACTCCTCTCTTTGGTGCAATTAGCCAGGGAGTAGGGGGATTGGGTTCAGCAGGTGGAGTCGTTGACACCGCTCTTGGTGTGCTTGGAACTCTTACTAACCTATGAGCAGGCTAGACGGGATTAACTTCAAAGGGAACTCAACATACAATATGAATTTGTTGCTTTCTTATCTTTCTCCTTCGAGTATCGTACCAGAGGAGCAGAAGTTTTATGTGTTTGTATACAAAGCAAAGACACCAAACATAACTTATGATCAGTATCCTTTCATTCAGTGTTATGATGTCCACCCATGGGGCTTTCGAGGGTTTAATTATCACTGGGAAGAACCTAGGAACTACACCTGGGGTGAGGTGATAAGTAACATATATGAAATACTTGATAATGAGGTCGAGACAGTACAACAAATTCCATTAGCAAAGTTTAAAAGAACATGAGTCAAGCACCGGGACCAGGAGAAGGCGCAGCATTAATTGGTAGAGGAGCAGTCGGTGGACAAGGTGGCAGCGGCACTATGGGAGGTGGCATGCTTAAGTATCCTAGCCAGCTGTCCCAAAGTGATTCAGATTATATCACCTTCAGTCATGGTAAGTATCGTACTAACAGGAGTGTTTCAGGACAGTCTAAAGGTATGGGACCACAGTCAAACGGTGGTGCACCACCCTCCATGGGTAGTTCCATCGTTCTTTACATGCCTAACAGCACCCCACCAGTTGGTAATCAACAGCAGTGGACTGAGACACCCTTTAGTGGTCCCCTTGGTGCTGCCAAGGCAGACGCTGCGAGTTCTTTGATTGATACAGTTAAGGATGGAGATTTGATGACCCCTGGCGCTACTATAAAGAAAGGTGTCGGAGATTTCACAGCAATGATTGAAAAGATAACGGCTCAGAAGGGTGGTGAGACGATGTTTGGCCAGGGACTGAGGCAGATGGGACTGCAAGCCTTGGGTGGTTTCGCGGGCACTAGTGCTAGTGGACTGCTAGCAATGAACCGAGGGGAGATTTATAACCCTAATATAGAATTGCTTTATGCTGGTACTGGACTAAGAAACTTTGGGTTTAGCTTTAATTTCATACCCAAAAGTTCACAAGAATCTAATACAGTTAATAGTATTATTAGAGAGTTTAAGAAGTTCAGTTCACCAAAGGAGTCCAACTCCATGTGGGAGATACCTCATGTGTGGACAGTAAAGTATATGACTGGTGGTTCTCTTAATAAGAATATGAATGAGTTTAAGGTGGCAGCACTAACCAATGTAACTGTGCAGGCAAACCCAACACAGAACATGCACATGTCCTTTGAGGATGGCATGCCAGTGGTGACTACTTTGTCCCT